GCGGTCAATGTCCGCGTCTCCTAGGTTTATTTCTAGTATCCTGACTAGTCGGTTGAATGTGTCACTGGAAACCGTCTCTTCAGTAGCCAGAGGCAAGCGAGTCTCTAGCAGCTTGCTCACTAGCCCCTCCGCCCAGAGGGCTGCATGTCTAACCTAGTGTTTCCGAGTCTCCACTTGAAGTCTTTTTGGTTGGCTTCTACAGAGTTGTCGTCATCCGACTCAACACGCAAAACCATTTGTCGGGTTCTGGTTCTTACGTTTGTGAAAGTTGTTGAATTGGTAATCTGGCTTGTCGAGTCTGTCGATAGCGACTCGGCGTTATAGTTTCTTCTCTTAATAACCATGTTAACAGCTGGCGTGTTTGATATGCCTCGCGTTGTCGAAAATTTAATGTCTGGGATCAGCTTTTTGACAAACATAAAGTTTTCGCCGTCACCCAGATCAATGTCAGCTGACTCGATAAACACATTGGACATCGCGCTAGAGTCATCATTGAAGCCAGTTTCATGAACGTAGATCACTCCGTCTCCAGAAACTTTACCGCCTGCCACTGGCTTGTCTTCTATGCCTGCGTCCAGCCAGCTGTATCGTACTAAAGAGCCAATGCTCCAAGACTGCTCTTCATAGTTGTACATTACATAACGTGATATCTCATCGGTATCGTCTTCTTCAGACACATACCAAAACCACACTTCAGAGTTTTCTGCGTTGAGTGAAGCAAAGCACTTAAAAGCTTGAGCCAAGTTCAAGTCGCTGAAAACGTAATCTTGCACGCTGCAAGGTAATTTTTTGACAGCGCCGTTGTAGTAATAAAATCCGTTCTTGCTCATAAAGAACACGCCGACAGGACTGTTGACGGCTGCTTTGGGAGAAATTAAACCAGCGCCTTCGTTGATTAAGTTCAAAGCAAAAGTTAACGGCGGTCCTATGAACGTCATTGAATACAAACTGGTATCCGTCCAAATCAACACCTCTTGGCGAGACTTCAGTCCGCCAATGATTAATGAACCTGATGATAGCCGCACAGAGCCAGCCGTGTTTGTAGCAATGGGGTTAAAGTCTAATTCGTTTTCAGTGTCAGAAAACGCTACTAGCATGGGGTCAACAACGCCCGTGCGGTTTCCGCTACTACTGTCAATCGGGTCAGCGCCCAACACGATCAAATGCCTGTCTACTTCACTGGTTATAACTTGCAACCCAAGGGTTGGCACTTTGCTAGCTCCAGATATGCCTTGCAGCTCAAGCGCCCTGACTGAAATGCCATTGTTTTCAACCCAGCGGTAAATTCCACCACCTCTGGGATTGATAATTAAGTTTTCTCCGTAGTTATCATGAGTCCAAAGGCGAAGCTGGCCAGAAGCTGAAATAGATGAGGCAGATCCAAACGTGCCAGAACCCCAAGCTCCAACACCCCAACCAGCAGAAGGCACATAAACGTCTAATCCTGAATTGATTTGATAAGCACCCACAACGCTACTGCCGCCGTTTCCGCTGTCGCTTGCATTTGCTGTAACCGTAGATCCGTTAGTGTCTTTTGCAGTGATGGTGTAGGTGTTTGTGCCTGTAACCAACAGTATTTGATATTCTTGGTTAAGAACCGCAGCTGTTACCAATCCACCCAGTGAAGAAGCGCCTGAAAAAGTTACAAAATCTCCGGTAGCTGCGCCGTGGGATGTGTCAGTGACCGTAACCGTAGATGAACCGTTTGACGCGCTGAATGTAACGTCACCCGCGCTGGTTGTGACACGCAACGGTGTAACGTCGTTATACTTTTCGCCTTCTTCAATGTAATACTTAAAGGTTGTGCCGATACCCAAGTAACGCGCACCGCCTAACGAAATCCAGCTGTGTAAGGCTCTGCCAGATCCTATGTAAGTATTGGTATCAGATTGTTTTTCCCAGCCTCCAATTTTTTCAGGACGGCCTTTTCGGAACCGAACAAGGTTGCCGTCTACCCATCCGTTTTCGTTGGAGTAGTCGGTCTCCTCTTTGTTGATTCCCGGTTTGAAATTTAACGTGGTAAGTGGCATAGAAAAAGTCTACCACAAAAGTAAAAATTTTAAGCTAGTCTAATTATCGCTGCTGTTGCGTTTGCCGCTGGAAAAACAATCGTAAAGTTACCTGCGGTTGATGTTTTGTCTCCACCAAAATCAATGGCACACACCGCCTTATCAGATTGTGTGTCGTTATAAATCAAACAGCCTCTCGCTGTAACGGTTGCCGTGCCAAAAGTAAGGTCTGCAAAATCGCACAAAGCTGTTGTACCAGAAGTCGTTGGAGTAACCGAAGTTAGCGCAGCTCCTCCAGCAGTATAGTTGGTTCCGCTTGCCTGACCAGTGGTTACATAGGCTGTAGTGCCAGCACCCAGAGTTGCTGAGCTAGTATACAGGGCAAGCTTAAAAGAATTGCCTGACGTTGCAGTAAAATTATGCGTGCCGACAAGCAGCTCTTGCTTAAAAGATGTAGCGATTGCGCTCGTTATTGCCATATCAAAGCTCCTTTATTATCTTGGCCATCTCATGGTGGCCTTGACTTGTCAACAAGTTTACCATGGTTGTCCTATCAGATGTTATAGCATTTTTGATTCCGTGCAACACAATCTGATAAATGTAATTCTGAAAAGCCTCTGCCTGCTGGCGGATGTGAGGAGCAGCATTTTCAGATATTGAGCATATTTTTTTGGTTATCTGCTCTGCCCAAAACTCAGGGTCATGGCCTTTGTTCTCGGTTGTAGAAACCATCACATTGCCCAGCTCTAAAAATCCTTCTTCACCCACGATATGGCTCCGGTGATTGGATTTCTTGCGGCATGCTTGCGCCAGCTTTTTTCATTTCCAATTCCAAGTTGGATTTAGGCGATACAATCCAATTGTTTTCATGAGGCACAGCTACCATTGGATCTTTCAACCTATGAAAGCCATAAATCCTTTCTTCGATAGGCACGTTCTGATCTAGTAACGCAGATCGATGAGAAACCCCTACTTGCATGTTTGCGTCCATGCACTTGCTTAGCCAAAACTCAACGCAAGCCCTTCCCGCCTCCGCAAAATGCAAATTGCTTTTATAGCTGAAATCAATTCCAAATAAATCGATTCGCGCAACCTTATGCCAGTAAGCAAAAGCAATGGTCATTGGTATTGTGTTGTTTAAATAAGCGCAATTGGTTTCTTGCACGATTTCTTTCAAAGGGTATAAGACAGCGCTAGGCACTCTCGCATCTAACTCACAAGTGTAACAAGGCACATCACACTGCGGCAGAAAGCTTCTCATTATTTCGGTTTGAGGCCCAGCATCATCACCATCGAAAAAACGACTAGCTGGATCTAACATGAACATCCGGTCAGACTTGTAAACAGCAGCGGCTGAATTAATCGTCCAAACCTCATCCCACTCGACTGAGTTTTCTTTTCCTATCGCAAAATCGACTTGCGAATTCCCAAGGGCCACAATCGCTATGTGAGCGCCCTCAAGAGACTCTATTTTTTGCATTAACTAACCCCGGTTCTCAGGAGGTCATAGCGATATTCGTCTCTTTGTTCGCGTCCCTCCGCAATCGTCTTCATTCTAGCAATGGCCTCTTTGAAACGTCCTTCAAACGTAGCCATTACGTCTGGAGTTTCTTTTAAGAACACTGCCGCCTCTGCGAGACAACCATAAAGAAGAGCGTCAGGATAATCAGTGGAAAGGAAGGTTGTGCCGTCATCTGCGCCAGAGGTCAAAGACGCTGGCTTGTGCAGGTAATGAAGCTCAACCGTGTAGTTTGCGTCAGGGATTGGCGCAACCTCAAAAGCCGTATCATCGAAAAGCGAATAATATCTAGGCTGACCAGTCGTACTAGTGGATGGAGCAAACTCTTTCATAAAAGAAGGATGCTTATAATCCAAGTACGCATATGTGCTGCTCGATATAACTGCCAGACTAAACGGCGCGTAAAAGTCACTTGGCGTTGCTAAAAATCTGTTACTAGAAGTGAGCGTTCCCTGCACATTTTTACGTTGCTTGGGAAGCTCAACCAGTTTAAAGATTCGAGACTCCGCCTCTTTAATAAAAGTGGGCAGATTTGTAACAAACGAAGATTCAGTACACTCAAGGTAGTCCTGAATAGCCGTTTTTAAAGTTGCCAGTGTGAAACTCATGTCGTTATGGTTACCTCGCCTAGACCCACTGTAATTTCGTAGGTATCTAGTTTGGTCCCAAGTATACCACTTTGCACATTTGTGTACACCACAAAGGCATTATTATCATCTTGTGTATCTGGCCTCGCATTTCTCAAAGCTTCTGGATCAGGCCTGTGCGGTTTAGGCTGAAGCTGAGGGTGCTTTGGTGACCATTGGTCTGGACCAACCAACAAGCCGTCCCATGTCTTTTTCATATCACGCAACTTGTAACGAAACCCTGTTATGTCACAGATTCCGTACGCATGTTTGCCGCTTGCAAATGCCATAACTAAGCCGAGTTATACCCGCCAAGATTTGGTGAAATTCTAAACGATGCCCTAGACTGATCTTGGGACATGGCTCTTTCAAATTCTTCTTCGTACAAGGTTTTCAACACACCAGTTCTTTCAGGCGATTTTTTCAAACTTATGTAATATGCAAGCCCAGCGGTGAAACATGGGTAAAACCGAAATGGCACGTCCATGGTATTGGTTGCTGCGTCAGCATCGTCCATTCGAGTCAAGACGTTCATGTGTATTACATAAGTAGAATTCTTGTCAGGCACTGGCCAAACCGAAATCGTTGGTGTTATTTGCTTGTCCACAAATATCTGGTTTGGTTTGCCTGTGGTGCTTTTGTTCGTTATGTTTGCGTACTCTGCGCGATTGATTCTGCTAATCGGCATGTCTACATCACTGCCTCCAATCGACTCTCTAACAAAAGCGTCTAGAACATCAATCGGAGCGGTAGCGTTGGTAGAGTCAATGTTGTACGTCTTGGTGTCTTTCACCATGGAAACAGTTTTTTGCTTGACAGTCCACTGGTTCAAACCTCTGTTAGACCATTCTGCCAACATCAAGTTTATACTGCGGCGTGCGGTCTTTAGGTCGTAACCCGTACGAAGCTCTAAGCCACAACGCTCAAACGCTTCTTCGATGTACTCTGCTACATCAGGTTCAAAATCTTTACTGCCACTTACCGCCATTATTTTTTCCTTTTACGCCTTTTCTTTTTTTCAGGCTCTTCAGGAACATACAGGTTATCAAAAACCTTGTTCACATCCAATGTATAATCAAGTTCGCTTTTTGAGTAGTGGATGTGCTGGGAAGGCTTAAAGTCTGGCGCACCCTCGCCAACAGTAAACCAAGCTGGGTGTGTGACTCGCACTCTGTTGTTTGGGAGTGCAACAATATTGCCCGTCCACTTACCAGCATCTAGCAGCTCTAAAACATGAGATTGTTTGTGCTGCGCTGGATCGTCTGCGATTTCGTTCTCAGCATAGTCAACCGTAAAATAATATTTTGCTGGATAAAACTCGCCATCAATCTTGGCAAGCCATGGACAAGGCGTTGCTCGATCAATGACATAAACCGAATGATTGTGAGATGAACAGTCCCAAGGCTGAGCTGCCCAAACTGGCATCGGCTCTGGCCAGCCTTCATAGTCAGAATCAGCAGCTAAGCCAGTAATCGGCATTCTTGCCCACATGGCTCCGCCATGGACGTTCTCTTCTACTGTGTCCACTTCAGCGCCAGTAAATATCAGCTGAAACGAAAGGCATCGCGTTGGCATGGTTGTAACCGCCACCGCCATCGCGTGAATAAATTCACCGTGGTATTTTTCGTGATTGTGCGTGTACTCTTTGCGAACCCAACATTTAAAGTAGGGAATGTTGGACTGAAGATAAGCCATTACCTATCTTTTCTTTTTGACGGTTCCGCCCTTATTCATCATCACTTTTTTAACGACTCCGCCTTTTTTCATCATGCGAGGCGTTTTGATAGTGCCGCCCTTATTCATCATACGGGCCATCTTCACAGTGCCGCCTTTGTTTTGCATTCTCTTCTTCATAGTGACTCCTACTGTCTCCCGAACAAACCCATGTTCGATTGGTTGCTGATTATACCACCACTGCTTGCAAATGTTTTGACGTTAGTCGGCTTGCCGCCCACGCCTTGCCGCTTGGATCTTTTGCGTTTAACCGCAGACGCAATTTGGCTTTTAGACATTCGGTTTGCCTTGGATCTTGGCACACACTTGGGGTATTTGCGTTTTGATTTTTTTGCAGAAGACCTTCCGCATGCCTGAAACTTGCCATCCTTCTTGGGAGCGCCAATGTCAACCCAGTCACCTTTTGATCCCTTACCAAACCAATCTTTAAGACTCATTAGGTTCTAGGCACTCTAGTCTTTTTTTGTTTGCTAGGGTCAATCGCACCACAACCACGGCCTTGCACCATTGTGATGTTTTTGTTCACCGTGCCGCCACCGTTCATGTAACCCATGCGGTTACGAACTTTAGTAGGTAGCTTGCCAAGGCCTTTATTGCCTTTTGGTATTTCTTTTAGTGACACATCGCCTCCACCGTTTTTTCGGATTGCTCCGCCTT